GCGGCGGTGCATTGCTGATAGATTGTTCAAATCACAATACAAAACTGTATAGAGAAGACTTTCATATTCACCCATATTCAAGAATGCATGATTTGCTTAAAGAGCAAGACGGCTATACATACCACCTAGCGAACGGTTACGGACAAACTGTATTCATTAAAAATTGAAGTTTTGGGCTAGTATTTTTCTATGAAAAATAAAACTCCAGAGTTTTGGGATGAGATAATCTCAACAATACCCGTATGTATTGAACTTGAAAAAAATTGGATAAAAATAAGGGATGAATACCTTGTACAGGATTCTCACAACAACAACAATACGACTGATAGCATTACCAGGTTTTCGGTTCCCAAATTCGCCATTTCTAACCGCGGACAAATAGATAAAGAGTCGAGTCGCGAAGCCACAACACCCGACAGCGCCAGGGAGGGAAATGAAAAATTGCATGACGGCGTATGGGAGGGGTTTGCAGCTGGAACAATGCCAAAAGAAGACATTAATGTTCAATGGGCAAATACTAATTACATTCGTAAAGTGCTTAAATGGAAAACAAAAAGAACCATTCCAGAACATCTCGAAGATTCTCGAAAAAAATTCCCAACATTCAATAAAATAGTTAATGAGTTTGCAGACGAGGGGCAATGTTCTGGAGCTTTCTACAGCTTGGTTAAGCCAGGGACAACAATCAATCCACACTTTGGAGCAGATGAACATATGAGATGTCATTTGTCATTAATCAATGACCCAAAATGTATTTTGACAGTAGGGGATAAAAGCAGAACTTGGGAAGAAGGAAAAATACTAGCATTTAAAGACGGTCGCCCATATATGCATTCAGTCAGACACAACGGAGACAAAGATAGATTAGTTTTGTTTTTCGACTTTGATATGACGTATCTCAGGGCTCGCTTTCCAGATATCGAAGGGTTGTAAAAGAATGTATGCAGATATTGGACGATGCAATCAGCAGGAATCTCTATCTTGATGTGCTTGGGGACTGCTTATTTTTCCCTGAATCGATGGGACCAGGCGAGAAAATAGCAACAGAGCTAAATTCCTACCACGATGAAAAAGCTAGTTGTTTTGCGCCGTATATGTTTTGGGATGGGTGGTGGTTATCCGAAGCAAACACTCTAAAAAAAAGAGTAATCAAGGAGCTATGGGAAAATAGACTCCCAGCGCGACAAGATGAGATATTGGGATTTGAATATTGGACCAGGACGTATCTTCCCGGCCAATATTTGGATGTCCACGTCGACGAAGATACGTTTTTGTACGCGGATTCCAAGACGTTTTCTGGACCACATGCTGGTGGAATTTGGTACGGTTGCGATAATAAAGATGGTGGATTTCTAGAGATACATCAGTCCGTATTGGTTGACGGACAAAAAATGATACTTGAGCGAGACAGCATTGACCGCAACATTTCTCCAATTGAGCAAAGAGAAAGAATTGCGTACAGGGGCAATAGGTTTATTAATTTCGATGCAGGCCATGTTCTTCATTCAACGACTCCAGCAAAGTCCGGAAAACGCGAAGTAATGGTTATCAATGTGTGGCACAAAAACAACCCACCGACCGCACTTGGGTTAGATAAGTTTTTCTATGAGTGAAGAGCTTGCATACACACCCCTCATAACACAGGGTATATTTACAACAATTTTAAATGATATTGACAACAAAAAGCTTGTACATGAAATACAAGAATATGGATATGCGGTGCCGTCTGGTGATGAGCGGTATAACTGGAGCGGATTTATACAATACGAGGACACCGTATGCCCAAGAAGCAAAGAGTTTGAAAAACTCGAAAAAGCAGTGATTGCCGCAGTGGACAGGGTTGGTGGACGCGCCCATCAAATTGACGAATTATGGGCAATACTTCTTGATAAAGGTAAAAGCGTTATGGCGCACTGCCATCACAAAAAACACCACATATATCCGGAAGAGTATTTTTCAGTATCGTATTATCCACAGGTTCCGGATGGCTCTGCCGCACTGGTATTTTCTGCAAACTGGTGTGGATATATGAATAGTTCCGTGATGATTGAGCCAAAAGAAGGCATGCTTACAATCTTTAATTCATACCTAAATCACATGACCACGAGGCACAATTCAAGCATCCCAAGAATTGTGATAAGCATGAATCTAAGCCCTGTCAAGCCAAATATTGCGCCAAATGCAGACTGGTCAATCTACCAAGAAAGGCCCATAGTTAATTAGCTCATATTGACTTGACCATGGGCTAGAATCTAAAAATGATACAAAATCTCAATAATTCTGAACTAAAAATCAGTACGCCACTTGGGCTAGATAGGTTTTGGCTGCGTATCAATGATGATAATTCTGGAGTGTTTGATTCGGGCTTAGATAAATATCCATTCACGGCAGACAGTCATCGCGTCAACGACGGACGTGTGACTATCGACGTTGAAATTAGCGCTCCAGTCAGGGAAAGCATTTCTATGGAGTTTGACTCGACCTGTTCAAACGGAATCATAAAAGTTGGCAATTATCCACCGCTAAAATTCGAAGTTTATGGAGGCTTGCAGTGACGTATGGCTCTGTCCACCAAATACAGATAAGTGCTCTTGACGAAAGCACAGATGACTTACTTGGTCCGCTGCTTGGTCATGTTTGTTTACATGTGAACATTGCAACCAAAACTGGGTATTTGCCGAAAACCAAGCCCCTTTGGTCATGGGCCAGAACTGCAAAACATTTGTATGAATTGCAACAGCTACACGACATGTTCAGGGGTAAGAACTTTGCCGTAATAGGTTATCCATGTAATCAGTTTGGAGAGATGGAACAGGGTACGGACAGGGAGATATTAGAAAATTTAAAAACAAATTATCCATTTGTAACTTTTCCTATTACTACCAAAGTTGACGTAAATGGTCCAGCCAAGCATGCAGTCTGGAAATACTTGGGAGGAGATGAAATTAGAGCGGTAGATGACACCGCTGCAGACACGAGTAAAACGGCTGCTACAGGTCAAAATATTGCCGGAGGCTCGATAATGAGAATTCCAAATAACTACGAAAAATTTCTAACAAATAGAGCTGGAAGAAATTATTGGAGATTCAACTGGGGCGATTCACCAATCGGCCCTGCAGTTGCTGTCGGCAGTCCGTCCGTAGTTGAAGTGATTAGCGAAATACTATGAATGAAATAATAAATCACGGGTATGGAATAGTCACATTCAAGAATGCACACAGGGTTAATTTTGCCGAGATGCAAGACAGGTTGTTGAGACTTGAGCAGGAAGCAATTGAATCAAACTTCACGATTGTTTACGATGAATCAGGGAACCCAATCCACGCAATCAATGAGGGCGGGTTCATATACGGCTTAGACGATATGCGTCGAGCACCGTTGCGTTTGCAGAAACTTGGAGACGACTGGTATAACGAATACGAAGCAGTGCTGTATGACTGCTTATTGAAATACTTAGAAATATTTCCAGCTCTTCTACCGTGCCTGTGGTGGAAAAGTGTCGGACATATCTTGTCATATTCTGCTGGTGGCTCTCTTGGATTGCACTGCGATAATGACGTAAATTACAAATATGGAAATGTTCCAGACGAACAACACGCAACAAGAAATGTTGTGAGTGCCATCATTTTTCTCAATACAGCAGGTAGTGACTTTGATGGCGGGTCAATGTATTTTCCATATGCTGATGTTGATATCATTCCCTCAGCGGGGGACGCTGTATTTTTTCCAGCCAACTATACGGCTGCTCACCAAATAAACGAGGTAACCAAAGGTAAGAGATATTCGTATCTTGCTTGGTTCGCTCAGGGCTCAGAAGACGCAAAGCACGGAATAGACCCGCAGGCCGCCGCTAGTTCCAATGGCGGTCAGGTTTGGCTCCAGAGCGTTCTGGGAGACTATGATAAGTACATAAACGCCAAATACGGGGAAACACCGCCACCACATCTTGTAATGCACAGGAGTAGAAGCAATGACCACTACAGAGTTTAATAGCTCAGCCATGGAGCATCTTGGGTCTGGTGTATGTTTATTCAAAAACGCAATAACTCTCGACTGGGAATGGACATATCGCACAGTAGAGAAATTGGTTGGCGAGGATGTCGCGGATATGTACACGCCAACCGTACATCCAGAAACAGGAAAACCAGCGCTAATAAATAAAAGCGGCTACATATTTAGCGATGACACTTTCATGGCAATGCCGGGGAGGTGCTCTTCTGCACATCAAAGAAAAGACCCACAAATCAAAGAGTTTTTAAATGTTCTAGAGAAATCAAAAGATACATACTTGCTTCAATATCTGGCAAAATTTCCTCTTGCATATAAAAATATTTGGTGGAAAGTGAAAGGACATATTGTTCGATATGAAGCACAAAACTCTCAGTACCTAGGCGTGCATTCCGATACAAGTGCTGACTATGTTTATGGGTTCCCTGAGCCATCAGACCAACTGGCCACCAGAAACACTGTGTCGTGTATTGTGTATTTCAACGATTGCACAGACGACATAGATGTTGTCACTAATAATTCTTTTAGTGGTGGCCACCACGTATTTGATGGTTTGGAGATAACTTATTTGCCCAAAAAGGGAGACATTTTAATGTTCCCATCCAATTTTATTGCTTCACATCAGGTGACCGCCGTAACGCGTGGTTCCCGCTACAGCTATCTTGGATGGTATTCACATGGGAGTCCCAATATTCAATACAATGAAGCAATCGTCGACCCAATAAAAGAACCAGACCTAGCCCAAGTAGCGACAAACGTTTATATGCCTACACTTAGGGAAGATTTCCGCGAGTATCTTGAAATAAACAACTACGACCGCAGCTCGCTAGCTTTCGCGCTGGTTCGAGCCGGATTCTGACATGCGCAAAATAGCTCATCTTGGCAATGGGATAATGATGTTTGATGGATTGATTGAGGCAAGTCGCACTGATGTTCAGCGACTGATTTCTGACATTGAACAGAATGTCGCCCCAGAAGGCTATGAGACAGATGAACATGGCAGAGTTTTGAATAGCGGGGGATATGAGCATGACCAGCAGCAGCATCGTGATATTGCTCCATTGCGCTATGTAAACACAATGTTCAATGGAATATCGCAAGAAAATGTGGCAACAATTTCAAGCCTAGAAAAAGCCATATACGATGCCGTCGTTATGTATTGCAGACAATTTCCAACCGCAATGACATCAATTAGATGGAAAACTCGTGGGTATATGATTCGGTACGACGAAGGCCATTCAATGGGTCCACATTCTGATGCATCGATTCCATACGGAAATGACAACTTTACGCCGTTGAATCAGCAACCAGTGTGCAATACGTTAACCTGCACGATTACGCTCAATGATGAATTCACTGGCGGACAAACCGGATTTAGACCTTGGGGTATTTCCGTTCCAGGAATTTACGGACGAATTCTGGTATATCCATCAAACTTTATTGGGTGCCACGAAATTTACCCAGTAACAAACGGAACAAGATACGCATATTTGTCTTGGTATGGTCATGGCGATATACCTGGAGCAAGCCCAAAATTGCCGTCAACCAAAGAAGAGATAAAAACGTCTTGGCTTAATTCGTCTTCGTATATAGACTTCGGTAAATTCTCGCAAGAGGTTGGGGTTCAGTACCAGCCGCTCGCGCTAATTGGAAGCATCCCTGAAAGGTAGCAGCACGCCATGGAAAACATCGGGATAATTTCGCCAGGGAAAATGGGTAGGAGCATTGGCATATCACTCCAAGCAGTAGGTCATAAAATATTTTTCCCTGCTTATGAAAGAACAGATGAAACGATTGCTTCGGCACTCAAATGTGGTTTTACAAAAGTGAACAATCTTAATGACATCAGTCAGATTTGCAAAACTGTGATTTGTGTTGGCACAGGGAGCATCGCATTTGATACGCCCAAAGTCCTTTTTATGGATGCAAAATTCGAGGGTTTATATATAGACCTAAATTCTCTAAATGGTGAAGATGAAGAAAACCATTGGCGAACAATTATCCAAAATCTCACAGACAATTACGTCGAGGGCGCGATTAGGGGCTACCCATTTGATAATATTCGAGAAACAAAGCCTGGCACCCACTTAATGCTTGTGTCCGGGGATAGGGCAAATGACGTTTATGGAATATTCCAAAACACAATATGGAGTGTTCAATATTCTGAAACTCAAGCTAAAATCGTAAATCGATATATGGCTGTTGCTGAAAAAGCAGCCGAGAATGAGCCCCTATACCAAGACAAGAAAACTCCCAAAATCATGGCATGGGAGCAGTCGTCATTAGACCTCATTGCGGATAAGTTTTATGTAGACGGTAGAACTGGCGCTGAGGCGATGATAGAAATTTGGCAACAAATTAATGATGGGAAACTCAGAAACATTTGCGCAGAATTAGGTTTCCCGGAACATCTAGGGTTCATCCACGGGATAAATAGATTCTGCAAAAATCTAACCGCGAATAAGCACTTGCACAAACAGCGCCCAGAAGATAGAAATGTTTGGCACGACCCGGAGGTGTTGCAGCATGAGCAAAATATCGCATGAAGCAATACAGCAATTCGGATTTCAAGTAATTGAAAACGCAATAGACATATCGCTAATAGATAGATTTAATACACAGTATAAAGAAGTTACATCGTCAATTCTTGAGCCGTGGAAGTCATATTTGCCATCCCGGTCAGAATATTTGCAAGACGAACTAATAGTCGATTTGATACATCCGCAAATGTTAGATGAATATGCCAAGTCGATAAACCGTAAATTTTCAGTGCATATGGTCGAAGCAAGAATTGGCTCCTCCAACATACAGTGGCATAGAGACTTTAACAATGATATTGAACAATCCAATCATAGGTACGGTGGTCTTGTGCCAAACGGAGACCATTACTATGGCGCAATAATAGCCCTAGAAGATTTTGGTCCAAATTGCGGTTCATTTGAGGTTGTCCCTTATTCCCACACATTGCACACCGACCCATCAATTATCAACTATAAAAATTTGATGGATAATCCGCGTGTTTGCTACGAGTACTACGAAAAACTTGTTGCCGAAAACATGGCAAGACTCAATACAAAAACGTACAACTTTAAAGCCAAAAAGGGCGACTTTATAATTTGGCACGGCTTGGCAATACACCGTGGGAAACAATCAGACTTGCCGCAAGAAGATTGGGTAACCGATAAATCAACTTATAGAAACTCATTATTTTTTCACTTTTCAGTAGTGAATGACGAGGAGATGAATAAAGTTAGCCAAACCGTTTATGTCAAATCTAAACGAGGCGACAATTTATATCTAAGTAATATGAATTAAAGAAGTTCAGCCGGGTATTCTTTTCCTCGGCTAAGTGTGTCCTCTTTTACTTTTGACGAATAATATGGTTTTATTAAGCCGTTGTCGCCTTCTAGTGCGCGGTTTTGATAAACCGGGTTGGTCTGCATAATCCCAAAATTGTCTTTTCCAAATTCTGCATGCTTCGAGTAGATTGCAAAATCGTCATAAAAATTATCAATCCAGTGCGGCCTACACCAATCATCACAGTCTTCCGGCTCACTAACATTTATCAACACTTCAGGATGAGAAACTCCTTGTGAATAAAACTCAAGATATCCGTACCTTTGCCCGTCGGTCACGGTGTGTACGCCATGTGTAGCCATAAAATTGCAAGGAAAAATAACAATGTCACCAGTTTTTGCTTGATGGGTGATATCTAGGTACGGGAAAAACAGCTCACCTCCCGTGTAATTGGTTCCATCAATCTTTTCCGGAGAATCAACACAGTCATTTATGTACAGCATCACTGCTACCACTTGGCGCATCTGTACCTGTCCCTTTGGTATGAATCTTTCTCCGCCAGTTGCCCTGTAATTGGAGTCGTTGTCGTTGTGAACGCCCAGGTAGTCTCCCTTGTCATAACGAAGGACATGGCCTCGACTACGCCACCAAATCGTTCCCACCACAAACGGAAATCTGTATGAGTATTTTAGTAGGCATTTGTATATTTGGTCTTCCCAGTTTCTGAATATATCTGCTATTTCTGGCTCAGTCGATTCTGTTACTGGCTGCAGTACACGAACCGGAACCTCCTCAATTTGCTCCAGCGAAAACTTATTTCCATCTTCATTCACGGCATAAGTCTGCCCATCAAGGTCTTTGTGATATTTCCAGCGTTGTTCATGTGCGGCTTGCGCGTGAGCGTCAATCCACGGTGCCATGACATCACGTTTTACGTCAACCGCATTTCTAAAAAGAACAACACCACCACCAAGATGAACGTCGTCAAATCCATCGATTTCCAATACTTCTTCTCTGCCAATGCGAGGGGTTGACGCGGAATAAATGTTCATCTTAGTTTTTTACTCCTGGGGTTTCACTACTGGTTGCTCTTCGTTGCAGCATGCGTCTAGGTAACTTTTCATCTTGTCAAGTTGTTGGGTGAGTTCAGTGGACAACTCGTTCGTGCTCCACGAGGAAATAATGAAATTTTGATTCATTGCTGGCACCTTCAATACATCTGTAAGCCGCTCTGGCTGATAAGCAATTATCCCCCCTGGTCTTACTTCTACTTTGTTCCCGTTTAGAGACAGATACACACTCTCACTCGTGGTATGACCACCCAGCCACACAATTGCCACAGTTGACATTGGTGAAAAATATGACCCGACTGGGGTAAGTGGTGCGACCGTGTCAACTTCTCGAACACCAGCAAACATGGCCGAAAGGTGCAATTGGGAATCGCCACCCTTATTGACAAAGTCCTGTGTTTTGCGATATATCTGCATGGAAAGTCGCTGCAGTGCATGGGATGAATATCTCTTGTACTGAAGTGTGGTGAACCATTCAGCAAATTTGACACTTGGGGATGGGATTGATATGTAACTCCATTGCTCGTCTGCATTCAGTATCCACGAAATGTATTCGCATTCTTCTGCGCTGAGGAAATTGTCTTTGCGTTGAATATTGGATTTTTCCATATATAAATACTAGGACATGTCGTGGAACTGCACTGATGCGACTTTATTCCTTGCCAATGCCATCAACTCCTTGTACCGCTCAAGCGCCGGGTTCTTGGTCCATGTTGAAGAGATTGTGTATCTCGTAGTTCCGGAAATTTTGGTGACACCGTGAAGGTGGGAATGACCGGCGTCATGCGCATACAACATCCCGGTTTTTGGCTGAACCTGTAACCCGTAGTAGGGGTAGAAAGGTTTACCGCCCGTGTAATCATCGTTGAGGAAAACAACACTTCCAGCAACCCTGTCTAACCCCTCCACTTGGTCAATGTGTGTCATTTGCCAACTTCCAACTGGCCATCTCACTATTCCAATTTGGTCCACGTATACTTCTTGACCGAACCATTCTGATATGGTTCGTTTGATTCTGTCGTGGATATCCAGAGCAATTTTTTGCGAAACCAAACCAGCACTTGGTCTATTCTCCAACATCCCAAAAAGTGGACAATTTCTATCTTCCCAAAAAGGTATTGTCGGTATCCACCAGTCTTCCGATTCTGTGGCAAGCCAAATCAAATAATCACATTCATCTTTTGACAGCAAATTGTCCTCGGTGAATATCTTTGGGCTTTCTGGCTCATCAACAAATTGATACGGAAACCCACTTCTGTCCATGGTGTGGAGGGGGCGTGGCTCGTTTGTTTCTTGATTTACAAAGAACTCAAAATTCTTGTATTGAAAACTCGTTTTATCAGAAAAATCAAACATCACCATTTACCCAGCGGACACGAGGAATGAATTAGTTTTGTCTTTAGTTTCATAAAGCATCCGCACTCTTTGCATTGCTTGGTCAATTTGATGAGGCTTGGACACTGCTCGCATATCTCATAGCGACGCTTGGCAACATCATCGGTGGTGTAATTTTCCTTGTCCAACATGTCTGTCGGTCTCACCGATGCTCCGTTCTCCAACTGGGCAGCTCGACGCTTCTTGTACTCTTCCCATGCGCTCATGCAATTATTCTCCTTCGCCTTGGTCAAAGGCGGCGTTTTCGTTTGCAATCGTTGCGAACACCGTTTCCTCCAAAATTATTCAACTGGTGGATGAAAGTTTTCGCCGTCAAATGTCCAACCCATGGTATTTTTCCATGCCGGCGTAACCATTACCTTGTCGTCCCCGTGCAATTCTATGATTGTCGGATTTGACGACAAGCAGGCAATGCTTGGCAGAAAATCAGGATGCGCAGATATTGACATCTTGAAGCCAACCTCCCCATCAACGACGAATGCAAACGTCCTAAAAGCCTCAGGGGCCGCACTCGGTGTATCGGTCGGTGCCGGCTCGGTTATGCGCATGGGTGAGAAAAATGCCGGAATTGATTCATCGCTCATTTGTTTTCCTCCGTTTGTCTACGCCAAACTCTAACATATCTTGGTGTTACGCACATGATGCATTTAGTGCCAGACTTGCGCAACAGCCATATCCGCAAGGATGGACGTATTCATCATAACTACCAGTGCACCCTCCATTGCAGATACCCGCGAAGAAGGAGCAGTTCGTGTGGTTGACTACTCTTTGTGTGTAAACAAAGTGCGGCATTGCGCATGGGACAGCGGCAAGACACGTTGCACAGCTTGGCGGCCCTGGCGGCGGTGGCGGCGGCGGTTGCGGCGGCGGTACCGGAGGAGTTACACCGCTGGAATAGCCACAACAGCCCTCCCTAAATGCCCCATGGTACCCGCCCTCCCCGGTTGGGCAATATTGGCAATAGTAGAAATATGAGGCTTGTCCGTCGCAGGTGCACCCATTTGCAGGACCACCACACGGTGTGGTTCCCATGCATGGAGCACATTTCTCTGGACCTGGAGAATAGTTGCAACCGCATGGTTTGTTGTCGCACGGTACCTGGGGGGGCTGTGGTGGCGGTGGTGGCGGTGGGGGAGGCGGTGGTGCCGGTGCCTGCGGAATAACGGCACTGGATGCTCCAGATGAACTGTTAATCCCATAGCCACTTATCGTCGTCACGATAAACGTATAAGACGTTCCATTGGAAAGACCAGCAACGGTTATCGGCGATGCGCTACCCGATGCTGTTGCTCCGCCAGGGCTTGCTGTGACCACATACGTGGCGACACCCTTGCCGTCGTATACGGGTGGAGTGAAACTTACGGTTACCTGAGCGTTTCCAGCAGAGGCACTTATATTTGTTGGGGGACCAACATACTTGCCGCCACTGGATGTATTGCCAGGAATCACGACTCGCTCAAATCGCCTATCAGCAGCCAAGCGTTCGTATCGACACATTTCAAAAGTGTTGCCGAAGAATACCGTGCTCTCAAGAATTTTCCTGGCGTAGCGTAAATATTTACCGCGTTAGACTCTCCTACGATTTCCAAGGTACCCGACCCATACCTAACAAGATGAATTTGTGCACCTTCAGGAAAATCCACAGTGGCTTGCAAGGGAACTGTAATAGTTCTACTGCTTGAGGAATTCATTTTGATGAATTTATTCTTATCGGTCAGCACAAGTGAATAATTTGCAGTCTTAGTATTAATCGTTGCGTCAGCAATCTTGCCAATTTCTATAGCGGCGTTTGCGCTTATGTCAGCATTGACGATGGTTCCGTCTGCAATTTTTGCTGATGTTACGGCCTCGTCCGCAATCTTCGCCGTGGTTACATTGGCATCAGCAATCTTTACTGTGGTTACATTGGCATCAGCAATCTTTACTGTGGTTACATTGGCATCAGCAATCTTTTCTGTGGTTATGTTGGAATCAGCAATCTTTGCCGTGGTTACATTAGCATCAGCAATCTTTACTGTGGTTACTGCGTCATTTGCGATTTTCGCAGAAGCTACAGCACTGTTTGCAATCTCTGTTTCGGTTATCGTTCCAGCAGCTATGTCCGCCGCAATTACTGTTCCTGGTGCAATTTTGTCTGAAGTTACTGAGTTGGCAGCAAGTTTTGCAGTTGTAATAGTGCCGTCGCTAACAACAAATTGTTCCGAATCCTGCCATGCGGACCCGTCATAAAATTGAATTGTGTTGCGAGGGGTTGTTCCGTCTGATTCAAATTTTACAAAACACAACATACCCAGTGATAGTGCTGGCTTCCCCGAGCCACCGGTAGAAACGGGAACACCATCACCATACGCCGAATCACGGGCCGCAGGAGTGTTGTAAACGGCTACAACCTGATTCATGAGATAGCCATTTAACTCTTCTGCGGGCAGGGTGTCCCCCGGAAGGAATAATTTGATACCTAAAGATGGCATAGTTTCTCCTTATGCATTTTACTATTCATGCGATTAACCCAACGGGAATCCGGTATTTAGGACCCCAAGTGTTGCATCGTCAAGAGTAAATACAAATTGTGCTTCTGCTGAATGAGTAATTTTGTAGCCCATGGGTCTTGCTTTTTCTGCTGCCGATAGAACCAGGTAACTGCTTTCACCGACGCCAGTAACATCGTCCGTCTCGTTGACAAGGGTTTTAACCCTTATCGCAAACGGGTCACCACCAAAATTTTGCGTAAGGGCGACAACACGTGTTGCTGTTTGATTATTTTTTGTTTTTATTAAAACTTGCTTTATTGAATTAATAATTGAGCCTCTTGTTCCAGAATTGCTTCCAAAACTTCTTGTTCGTAATTGAAATTCCATAAAATCTCTTATGCTGGCAGCATTTTCAAAATAATAATCACCGTTTTTGTTTTGAACATTTTGTATAATATGTTCACCAGTGAAAAGCGAAAGCCAAGGAATATAGTCATCTCGAACGTAATTTATATCGGTCATTACACTATTTGTCCAATATTCCGGAATCCAATCCGGATTTTGCAGTTGGTCTAGTTCAAACCCATACAGCGAGCCATATTCGAGTCTTGTATCTCCAATGGCATGTGTCAATGCATCAATAAATTTAAAAAATGGAAAAGTTGGATTTGAAGACTGCGAATCAAACTCCCAATAAAAGTCAGGCAAATATCTGCGAATTAACCCAATCATTGGATTATTAGCAAACGCCAAATCATGTATTAAGTGTGGACATGTAAAAAATATTGGATTTTGTCCGTGTCCAGAAACATTTATTTCAATTGTTGCTGTGTGATTATCCTCGTCGTCTTCGACAATTGATGTATGTGAGTGAATAGCGTTGTATTTACCACTTGAGAGAGATTGTGTGTATGGGTCTACAGAGGAATTGTTATCAATATACAATTTGGTTGACGTGATTATTTGGGAAGAACATTTCAATTTTGCATTAAAAGACAACAATCGTCCATTGTCGCTCAAATATAAAGGAGTGCTAACGAGTCGTATTTTTATCGGTTGTATAGTGTTTGGATAAATTACAAGAACATATCTAGATGAAACAGAAAAATTTTCAGATTGAACCTCTGTTGTAATTTCCTGATTCTGTAAGTCAACGGCTTCCCACCCGGTTTGCAAATCAGACAAAAGAACTTGAATACCAAATTCGTCAATTTTTAAAAATGCGTCAGCGTTTGGTAAAAGATTAAAAACCTTTGGCATATTTATTCCAAATCCCAAATTTCAAAAGTTAAATCAATATCTTCTGCGGCAATTATTGGAAGAGTTCCCTTGTTTAAGAACAATATGTCATCGCCATGTTGGGGTAGCCATCCCGTTCCGCTCCTAGAAAGAACAAGGTCTTCCACATATACAACACCAGGAATTGAAGCAATCAAAGAAATCAATTGATTTTTGCGTATTCTATTCGTATTAAAGGGAAACGTAGTTGGATTCAAATAGTTGATAAGTGTTCTCTCAACAATAAATTGAACTTCTTCGTTATTGTATGTTTCGTCAATAATTACTGTTCCAGTTATGCCAAAATTTACAAGAGTTGGGTCAAGAATTTTTAACGTCAAACCAGCAACAGACTTTCCCCTGACATCATTTAGAATTTGCGATTTTTGTGTAGAAGTCAAGAAATCATTTAGCCCGTAAGCAAAAATTGCAACATGTCCAGTCGCGTCAATGCCAGTGTACGCAGAAGCGGTTACTGTAGTGCTTGCAGTATTAGATGCTGTTCTATTGAATGAAAACGTTGTATCTCCTGTTGCTATTATTTCATGAGTGCCATTGAATGTTGTACTTGCTGAGTTATTTAAAACTTCGATTTCAACAACATCGCCAACAACATACAAATGACTATCAACTGTTTGAACAGTTGCCACATTATTTGTTAAAAAAACCTTGTTTATTCCTATTTCTCTATTTACTGTTATATTTTTTGCTTCCTGTAATCCATTTTTTGTCAAATCATATGTCCGCACCCTGCTTATTACGTCCGGATAATTTGTCAACAAATATGAATCAACCTGACTTGATGTTGTTATTGCAGAAGTAAGAGAGCGAAGATATGTGGTTGACTTTGAAAGATATTCTTCGTCTGTATCTGCGTTTATTCCATTTAAGAAATTATTTGGGCTATTTGTAACACACGACTGAATAGGCAACCCAGATGAATTTATTTCAAGTAAAAAATCATCAACTAGTGGTGGAATAACTCCGCCCTGTAAACAAACAAGTGTTGTCGAGGCTGACGGAAAATCTTGCGATATTTCTAGGTCAACTTCATCAATTATTAACTGTTCCACTGTTTGGAATCCAATTTCAATGATTTCATCTTCAAATGAAGATTTATAAGTAAATACAGTTCCGGCAGGTATTGCTCCTCCGTCGTATGTGTTTAGGGTAACCGTTGCGTCGACAGTGGCAAAAACTGCTTCTTGTCTAGAGTATCCAAGCAGTGTAACAATTCCGGCCATGAGCCTGTCTGGTATTCTGTTTATTGCGGCAATATTTAAAGAAGATATATACGATATTGCTTGAAATATTGCGTCTTCTGGTGTTCCTGTTCGAAGATTGAATTCAGGCAAAGCAAGCCTTGCCACCTCAAGAGCGTCGCGATAAATATCACCAGGCTCTTTATCAAATATTTTTAAATTTACATATTCCGAAAAATCTGCAGGCATGACTATCTCTCTTCTATTTCAAAAGAAAATTTAACATTAATCATTGAATTATTATCTTGTTGTGTAACAACCTCGGTTACTCTTACCTCTGGAACGTATCTTGCCGCATTCAAAATAAACAAACCTTTGTCTACGGTTCTTAGTGTTGGGTCATAGGCGCCAAATTGCGGAGTCATCGGGTGCGTCAGTGGTTCAGTCAATATGGATATTGACAAAAGCTGTGAATAATAATCAAATTCTCCCTCTTTTAATTTTTTTAGCCCAGTTGAGTCAAACGCTAGGGGAAACTGAATCATGTCCATGGCTTTAGTCCGTTTGTTTATATGTTTGTAGATTTATATTTCCAAGTTGCACTTGAGCTCTCAATGCGTTTATTTGAGCCTGCATTTGGTCAACAAGTGCATTAAATTTTTCTGCTCCTGTAAATATGTCTTTTTTAATATTTTCTGCCCCCAAAACAACTGCTTTATTAAAGAATTCATCAGTAAAAGTAAGAGTAATGGAGTCCTTTTTGGACAGCTTGTTTCTTTTCGTGGTTCCAATCGGCAATATTGGACCAAAACTTGTAATTCCCAAATCGCCAATGCTGACCATTATTCTTCCAGATTTGTCAACGCTCAAAACAGAACAAGAATAGAATCTTCCGGGCTGTAATGGATGTGAAGATGCTTTGTCTGTTGCAATTACATCTGGTTGCATTCTTTTCTTTGACATTTATTTACGCTCCGTTTGTATTGACAATTTTACTAAACCCATGAGGAATCCGAGCCACCTGCAGTGTTCGGAATAGAACTGAGTGCACTTTCATATTGTGGAAATCGATGTTTTAGAATCAATCGTTGTTGTAAAGATATGAGTTTTCCATAATCTCTTGCGTTTAAAATTGCATCTTTTTCTGTTTTGCCTCGAAGAACTCCAAGATGTTTTCCTGACCCTTCGTATCCACCAGCGTTCCAAAACTTGCTTTCTACTTGCGAAACGTAATTTTCTTTTGTTACCGCAAGTCCATTTTCCGTGTAGATAAGTGGCAAAAGAATCGCTCGATATTCACTTCCGTATTGTTCTGTAATTGTTAATGAAAAAATTGTTTTGGGTTCATTGTTGCCATCTGGCAAAACTGGACGAGTGTACAAGTCTAGATTTCCAGAATAAATAAGACTATTTCTGTCTCCCGTGCTTTTTTCCGTTGGTTTCCCGTTTGTTATTAAATTAATAAACGCTGGATATTCAATTGTTAAATTCGCATATTCCATTCTTGGGTATCTGTCCAACTGGCCGGCTGCCTGTGGATACAGAATTATGCGTGCATCTTGCCTGATTCCGGCAGCAGATTGTCCTGCATCATTTTTATTATTTTGTTTTACTACCCGAACAGATATAGAACCATCAGCATAAGTCTGCAGATATTTTATTCCTACTGGAAGTTCTTTCTTTTTGTATTTTTCTTCATCTCTATTTGGAGTTCTAAAACTGACACTTACTGGGTCTGGTGACATTTCATTATATGAAACACTGTCAATCAAATAATATCCCGACATGTTTGGAATATTTCCAACGTATGCTGTCATTCCTGGTCGTATTTGTGTTCCACTTATTCTTTCTACTGTGCAACTTCCATCAGCCTCTCTTGGGTCATTATCTGATTTTGTTATAGATGGATACCCCGTCAAAGTAAATATTCCAGCCCTGCCTATGTAGTTGACTCCCTTATTTGGAAATTGTAAAGAAATAAATTTTTTTTGTTTTGTTCCATCCTGTATTCGCTTCTTGGGATTTTTGGGGTCTTTTTTAAATTTCGGTACGGTAAGTGAGTTGCTGCCCCATTTATCCAATAGCCATTCTTCTGAACCAAAAACCAAAATTCCATCAACTTCGAACAATATAAATTTTGCATCTCCAGCAAGACGTTTCATTATGTCCCACAATGAGTCTGCTTGTTTGCTTCCGGAAGATTTTATTTGCTGTGATTTTCCGGTTTGTTGTCCATAAAATTCTAATCCAAATTTTTTTGCTGCGTTTCGCACAAAAGCAGTACCGGTTCCTTTTATGGATGATGCAATTTTTCTATCTCGTTTCATTTGTTGTACTGCTTTTGTATAACATTTAATTGAAAACGCAGGACTACCGCCAGGACCTTGAGAAACACTTACGTTTGCTATCTCGAATAATTGTCTTACAAATACTATGTTTGGCTCAAACGGTTGCAATCGGCCAAGTGTTTGTGTCTCATAAATTACATCTCTGGTAAGTGAAAAATAATTATTTTCTGCCATTTGCAAATCAGGGTCGATAACTTCAAATGACAGTTCAGATGCCATGTCCATTGTGTAGTTCACACTTGCTTGTGTCAATAGACCAGATACGTCCGTAAAAGCGCCTGAACCCAGATTCGGCAAATCTGCTATAAGTATTTTTCTTTCAAAAGGTCCGCGATTCTGTCTTGCCAGTGACCATTCTGGAAATGAAACAACTGGTGCCGCTGTTGCGTCTAGTGATTTTTCTGTTTTATTTTTAGATTGTGCCGCAAGTTTTGCTTTTAGCGCTGCTATGGCTTCTAAGGTATCTGGGCTAGGCATAAATTAATTTAATCCTGAGGCGGTGGAGGGCAGTCATTTTTGGGTGCAGCGGTTGGGCCCATTTTTGTCGTTGTTGAAAATCTAGCTATACATGGGTCATCTTCTGTTGGTGGCGGTGGAACCTGTGGTATATCTTTTGGTGGTCTTGGCATTACAATGAGATTTGGACCCTCAAGTGGCAATTCTTGAATTGTCATATTTACAGTCGCTCTATTTATGCTGCCCGACGGCACATCTGCTCTTGAGGGTGGTAATGAACCATCTCCGGAACGAGAACGCTGAGCTGATGTTATTGATAAATCAACTATTGCAAAAACAATTCCACTTCCACCAGTTAGATTCGGAACAATAATTTGTTCTTGAAACATTGCGTCAAATCCAAGAAAAGTTACAGGTTGTGGGCGCATTGACATTTTTCTGAGCTGCTTCAGTTTTGCATCTACTGACGTGTATAGATTTCCCGCATCACCAACAACAAACTCAAATTGTATTTTCATTAGTCTAAAGTTTTTAAAATCTACATATGGGGTGTTATTGACTCTGTCTATTTCTGTCCATTCTGCACCAATGTTTGAATATGTTACGTTATTTGGCCTGTAATCAAATACAAATCTGTCAGGTGCGGACAAAGTTGAGCCACTCGCGTCTTTGTAGTACTGAATCATTTGTGGCTTATCAACAGAAAAATTACCAAACTCTCCGGTTGTGCCAGCGCCACCAATCATGCCCGTTGGTACTCTTCTTGTGACCCTAACTGTTGATGCTTTATTCTTTTCAAACCCATCATCGGACTTATACTCTTCCGTGCCATCCGGTGACAAACTCAAAAATCTTCCATCTAGTGACCACGAACCAGGAACACTTTCCCCAGAAAGCCCCCTGAGTGTGGCCATGTCTAAATTTTCTATAATTTGAGTTGCACCAGCAAATGGAACCCCAGTAGAAACAAGCTCCTGTATTTGTCGTATTGTAAAATTTTGAAGATTAATTTCTGTTGCGTCACCTATAAATGAATCCCATTTCGAAACCTGAAAATCACCAACCAATGGAAGGTCTTTAAGTATTGGTTTGTCGGCAATCGGAAAAAACCTTCTCAATAGTGGGTGGTACCAAAAATATGATGGGATTATGCTTGTGTCACTCATCCTTCTCCATAGAGGTATTGACTCGGTGTCATATGGATTTTTATCTTCGGAAAATCCAGTATCTTTCCATTTGAATTGTGCTGCAATAGATTGATATATGTCGTTTGCAAAAATGACTCTTGTTCCCTCGGCTATGCGAGCAGAAATCTGTTTATTGGGTTTGGGAGCAGCAGCTCTAATTTTTCGTATGTATTCGTCTTTGTCAAACGTATATTCATCACCAGTTGAATATGGAAGATAATTTTCATCAGATACCGATACGTCGCTAAGCGGAAACCAGTATTTTTGGTCATCGTAAAGAGTGTAAGAATTTGGAAACTCTGGCGTATTTGTGACAATAGTTTGTTTGTATTTTTTCTTTATTGGATAGTTTTTATACAAACTTGAATTATCTTTTTTTGTATAGTCAACAGTAAAAAGAGAAATGTCGCCGTATGCCATTGTTATCTCTCTCTATATTTGCGTTCGCGGTCGTCAAGTCTTGCGACAACCATATTTGCAATTGCTTCTGGTGAAGCATTTGCGCCGTTTATATTAATTGTGTAGTTTCCCATTACGCCAGCAGAAGAGTTTTTCGCAGATACAACGGCTGTATTATTTGCCGGAACTGGTGTGTCCCCAACGCCAGGCACTGGTCCTGGTACAACATGGAGGTGTCTTTCTGCCATGTTCCCGTGGAATTCCGCAAAGCCACCATTTGCATGAATCATTGTTGCGTACTTGCCAAGATTTTGACCAACAAGGTCGTATGCCCTTCCGGTTACGTGGTCTGAGTTGGAAGAACCAAGATTGAAGTTTCTCCATGATGAAGTTACAGTCCTTTTACCGGTAAGCTGACCATCCATTGCTTGATGGCGAGCCATTGTTTGAGAGAGTTTGGATGTTGTTGTGTCGCCTATTTGGCCGCCACGTGGTGAATATGTATCTGGTGGTCTTAGCTGTCCTTTTGCTGAATCCCAAATCAAACCAGTTTGCCACCAGTCTGGACCTCCAGCTTCGCCTTTAAAAAATTGTTCAGTTGTCGTTTTGTACATATTAACTGCATCACTCATTATTTTGTAATCAAGAACTTGTTTGTCAGCTAATGCTTTCAAATCACCCGTAAATTCATCAAGGGCCCCACGTTCTCCTGCTTCACCTGCTTCTACGGTCTTATATCCAAGTTTTGTTGGGTCCATTTTCAAAACTCTCATCAAGTTTTGCATTCCGGTGTCTCCGCCATCACCGTAAAGATTTTCTAGTCGAGTTTTCCCTGTCGCCTTATTCTTTGAAAATGTGGCTCCAGCAAGTGTTTCAAATTCAGTATCGGTCAATCCACTTATATATTTCTCTAGTGCCGCTGCGTCAAACTCCTGTCCGGCATTGGCAGCCATACCTGTCATTTGACCAATTATGCCAACCTCCATATCTTTTCGCATTTGGCTAACCATCGCCAAGCCTTCCGTTTCAGCCTTTGTTCCTTTCATGCCCTCAAAGACATTTCCTTCTTCAAAGGCGTCTCCCCTCTTGAACATGTCTCTGGTGTCCGTGTACGCCGCAAATGCATCGCCCTTATTGAGGGCTAAAATATTTGATGCGTAATCAGCAAAATATTCATCTGTCGCTATTTGTTTTTCTTCTTCTGTTGCATCTTTTGCCAGCATTTTGTCGCGATAACCCTGCGAGGCTCTGTCTATTGTTTGTTGCGCCTCTCGTGCTTTTATGTTGGTTTGATATTTATTTCCAGTATTCATAAACAAATCTATTAATGCATTATTCAGCTGGTCTGCTGTTTTAATCATCGCACCACCCATTTGTTTAACAAGGTCAGAGTACTTGACAGTAGCGTCATACAAATTAACACCAAGTTCTTGAGCAAGTACTTCCAGTTCGGCTCCAGATTTTCCAGTTGCTCTAGATAGGGCGGCTATTCTTTTGTCGTTTACTTGTTCCATATTTTTGAGGACTTTTTCTTGAGTTCCACCCAATGAGCTAAGCCTTGTTGCGCCAGC